TTCATATGTATAGAAATGTCTGTAATAATTACAGGATTTCCTTTATTATCTCTTTTAATTTTCCCTTTTTTGTCTGTTTCAAGATTACACCGCTTAAACCTGAAATTATCTCTTTTCCACGTTTCTCTTCGTCTTATAAGGTTCCCATAATAATATGTATTGAATTTACACTTTTTTGATTTATCGTATGTTTTTATGCTCTCCACGAGAATTTCTACCGCTTTTCCATAGTAGTCATCCAAATACCCTTTTGGTATATTTGTACTAGAAAAAATCTTGTCACAAATTCTTCTGATTTCCTTCATGTTGTTTCCTACATAAAATCTACATATATCGTCTATTTCTTTTTCGTCCAGTTTACTCATTTTAATGTGCCTCCTTCAGATTGTAATTCATCAAAGAAATCATCGTCTTCCACAATTCTTACTTCAAACCGCCTAGTTCCTAGCCGATTGAATGTCTTTTCAATATTCTTAATTACAACAGAACATTTCGTGTTGTCCAGAACAGATTGAATGATTATCAACTCATCTTTAATCTGTCTTCTCTTTTCTAAGATTTCTTTTTCTCTCTTGTAAAGTTTGTATCCATCGCAACCAGATTTCCATTTTTCTAGTTCTATCTGATGCATACAGTTTGACAATTCACGATCAATATTTGCCAATTTTTTATGTAATACTGTTCTTCTTCTCGTAGCCTCTTCCACAAATTCACTGCACTGTTTTGATTTTTCAATCCACTGTACAACCTCATCACAAGGAATGTATGAGTCTTTTTTTATGTACTTCTTCTGTTCTGTTTGTACACTATCTGAATCCGTTTTGTTCTGAATAACCTCCTGATCAGACTTTGAAATAGTTTTTACTCTAAAATGAAAATTCTTCAATACTTTTGGAAGATTTTTCTGTATGTTCTCAGCTTTATCTTTTTCAAAAACCTGAGCATTACTTTTAGAACAAGTAACAGGAGACCCTTCAGAGTTTAACCTGATGTACAATTTGTCGTTAGTCACGACACAATTCATTTTAATCACCCTTTCCTTTTTTACTTTTCATTACGTTATTCTCTACATTTGACATGATTTTCTAAAAAATTGCATCAGAAATAAACGTTTAGAAACTTGTCCACACGAATAAAAAGTAAATTTCAATATTCAGTTTTCCAATATTTGGAATTTTTAGCTGATACGCTTGACTACTTTGAAAAAAATATGTATTATACTAGTAGGGATAGCGTAAGCTGTTCTTAGCACTCCCATTTTGGGAAATGCGTTTTTTGGTTTTAGAAGAGCCGGAACCGGAGGTGTTGGCGCACCTGTGATGGATTTCCGTCTCTTCTTTTTTATTATGTTTACAAAAAGTATATTAACACGAACACTTGTTCTTGTCAATAGTTGACAGAACGTTTGTTCGTTTTTTTGTTCTTTTTCTGCTCTTCTGTATCCGGGAAAGGATCATGAACTAATATTGTACTCATAGTTCCGATAGGTTTTATGTTCATCAAATCTAATTGTTTTTCAGAAAACACTCTTAGCTGGTTTAAAAAGTCCTCACAAATTTTTGCTATTGTTTCAGATCGCTCGATAATATCCTTGCATTCCTGAAAAGTTTTTCTTTCAAAACCTACCACCTCATTATTTTCAAGGTCTTGTTCTGCAACTAAAACTTTTT